TGGAAAATTTACACAAAATGGGAAATAATTATATTGAATTTCCAGACGGTCTAATAATTCAGTGGGGAGAAAACTATTTTGAAGGACTTTCGAGTACTCCTGGGGCAACTCTTGATAAAAATATCAACTTCTCAAAAACGTTTAAACAAAGATGTTTAAATGTACAAATTTCCGGAAATTACAATTACTCAGATGAAAGTTTGGAAGCAATTTTAAACTCATCTTCTTTGAGCAAAAATGGCTTTACTCTGCAAGTTATGAGACAACGTGGTGGTGGTGGAGACAAAGGCGGATTTTTTTGGCAAGCAATTGGTTTTTAAACAACACAGCATTTAAATATACGCAACATTTATAACAGCTAGTCTTGGATTATTTTTGGGGATAATGTGTCCAATATGAGCTGTGTCTGATCCGTAATCATATGTGCAGTACTCACAGTATCCAGCACTTTGTGCAGCACTTACGGATACTATAGTAGAGTTTAACGGAATTCCAATTTTATTTTTAAAATTATCTATTCTTTTTTCCGCAATAACCAATGTTCCAGAATTTATATCTATATGATCTAAAGTTGTTGCAGTGTAGCTTTTAATTTTGATTAAATTTTCCACTTTGTCTGAAAGTGGTTTATTAGAAATAGCCCTAAATTTCCCTGAATCGTTGTATGTCAGACTGTTGTCTTCTATGCACTCGTAGTAAAATTTTGTTACACTGTCATAATAAAATTTACCTTTCGTTTTATTGCCGATGTCCTGTATGTTTCCGCCAAATTCTAATCCTAATATTTCAGCTAATCTCGAACTAACTAAATAATTTTCGTCCGCATATTTTTTAGTAATATACGTGATGCTCGGATCAATAACAGCCGTCACGTTTGCCACTTGATCCACAATAATCGTATCTACATATTCAATTTCTACGACATTATTAGCCGAGAAAGGTGGCACAAAATCTGGACTAGTTGAAATATTGTAAGCATAAAGTATTTCAACGTTATCATTTCCGTGTGCAAATATTCCTAACTCTTTGATATAAAACCCTGTTGTTACTGATTTATTAGTCAATAAAGCGTTAATTTCACAAGTTCCATTTCTTTTTACATTTATATTCAAGATTGGCAATGTTGTAATTTGATTGACTAATGTTGTCCTTTCTCTTTCAGAAGTTAACGATGTTCCATCTCCTATCGCCATTTTAGTAAATGTTATTATTTCTCCTGCTAATCCTTTTGCTAATAATTCTCTTCCTTTTTCTGTTAAAATAAATCCGTTAAATTTTGCCATAATTTACCTCCTATCTTATTTCTCTTAATACTCTTGTTCTGTGAACTGTTCCAAAATTTGCCGTTATAATCTCGTTTGGAATATTAATGTCAGTCGAACCTAAATAATATTTCTTTTTATTTTTTTCAATGAAGCCGTAATAATTTTTTCTTTCTTCTTTTCTCAAAAGCCTTATTCCCTCAAGCCACGAACGAATATTTTTATACTGTTCTACAACTTCGATTATTTTCTTGTAGCCTTCATAATCTGATAAATTCCCATCTGTATTTACTTTAAAATATCCAGGATTTCCTCCATACTTGAACCATTCTATTATTTTAACATTTCCGCTAAATAATATTTCACAGATTTCTTTAATCCCACCAACAGTACCTTTATTAAAATGCGAAAAAACAGACCTTTTTATCAGTTTTATTTTTGTCTCTCTTGTTATATTTGAATCGATGTAATCAACATGATATTCCCACATTAAAAAGTCTAGTTCCACATCATTCAGTTCTGATAATTCCAAAAAAAATTTTCTTTTAATCGCATCATGCTTTTTTTTGATAGCAAAATTTATAGATTCATAAATCCAAAGTGTCGTTTCATCATTCAAAGTTGACTTAGCCGCTATATCCGTTAAATTCAAATTATCAATAGTTATCATATATTTTCAACTCCTAGGTAATTAGTTGTAACACTTGTGTTCTCTGCTATCTCATTAAAATCTAAAACTTTAAAAGCGGGACTTCTTAACACAACTCTTTTCACTCCAGCTAGTTTTAGCAATTTTATAAGCTCATCTGGATTAATATCTCTCCCCATTTTATTTTGCTGCCAAGTCTTGTATTCTTTTACAGCTTTCTCAACATTATTTTTAATAACATTCACAAGCGTCTCGTTAGATTTATCAATGTAGTAGTCAAAATCAATTGTGTATGATGTTTTTATTGCCTGTTTTACTGTTACATTATCCGTTAGAGGTCTTATATTATCAGTATTCAGCATTTCTTCAATTCTCTTTTTTAGCTCATTTGTTAGCGTTAAAGAATCAGTTAAAACATAAATATCCACATTTGTTGCGCTCGGACTATACGCTACAACATCAACAATATTTGTACTTGTTGACTTAGCCCAAAATTCATAAGCTCCTTTACTTCCAGCCGTTGTGAAACTTTCAGGGATTTCTCTAATTCTGGCTCTATAATTGTCGTCTTGCTCTATTTCAGCTCCATTATTTGATGCTGTAATATTCTCAACCTTGTCATAATGCGGGAAAATGTCGACCATTGTATTAATTTGTCCGACTGGAATATTATTTCCAACAGTTCCTGATGTGTTGCAAGTTGCAATTCCGTCTACATACAAATCTCCTTTTTCTATTTTATATTGTTCGTCTGTTGAAAAATATAACTCATTGTATTGAATCCTTGACCCTTTTGGAATTATTATGTCTGTCGCTTGAATATCAGTAATATAAAATCTAAATGTCGCCACGGCTGGTTGTTCTATGAGTCTTTTACCTCTATTTCCGTAAAACTCTCCTTTCAAATCTAGCCGCTCATTTCTTGCAAATCTTAAATAATTCTGTTTCATTTCATCGTTGTATTTTTCTTCCCTTAATCCAAAGAGATACGCTACTGTTTCAAAGATAAGCGTTTCTGGACTTGATTCAGTTAATTGCCTTCCGCTAAGCTCCTGGAACTTGTCAATCATATCTCTTTTAAGTTCCCACGAATCCGCATCTATAATTTCATATTCTTCATTTGATATTTCACTCAATGTTTACCACCTCAATTCCTAATTCAATGTCAAAATCATTATTATATGTATCTTTCATAATGATTCTAGCTTGTTTCAATGATGCTCTAGGTTCATACTTTCTAAACACTTTAAGCAAATGTGAAGTCAATCTATTTTCTACGATATTAATATTTTTATCTATTAAATCGCTGTCAAAACTGAAATCACGATTAAGTGGCTGCTCTTCCTTACACACTCTTAAAATCATTCCAACATTTGTTTTTACTTCCTCCAATGTATTTTGAGGATTGTAATTAATTTCTTGGTTGGATGAAATATATATCATTATTTACCTCCAGTCTGATTTCTCAAAAAGTTCAACAAAATTTCTTTGTCAGTCTTAGAAAAATTTTTAGCATAGTCTATCATTTCATTAGCTTTATCTGCTGTAATCATTCCTGCTCTTACTAAATCCATTAGCTCATCAATTTTTGCATCTTTTTTAATTTTTTCAAGCTGATCCAATATTTCTTTTTTCTTATTTTCAGCAATTTCAATAGCCTTGTCCACTTTCTCTGCTATATCATTAACCTTGTTCCCTACTTTTTCTGCAAATTCCTGTAATTTTGATTTCTGTTCAGTTTCTACATTTGCAACTTCCACTTCTGTAAGTTTTTCTTGCTCCTTTTTTTGAATTTTTAACTGTTCTATTATTTGATTGTATTTTTGCGGATTGTCTATATACTCTTTTAATGTCAATTCCAAATTTATAAAATCAAAGTTAGAAGTTTCTTTATTAAAGTAAGAACTTTTTTCACTTATATCTATTATCAAAAACGGAAAAGCTCCAAATGTCTGTCCTCCTAATGTTAAATAGTCATACTCTCCAAATTCCCACATAGTTTTTATTTTATCAAGCTGTTCTGATGGAGTTGTGTCAGGTATTAACGAAGCAACCAAAGAAATACCAAAACTCAATTCTGTTAATTCCCTTCCCTGATGCCTTATCATACCTGGTCCAAATATTGCTGTATGTTCGGATATTTTAGATTTGTATGCTCTATTTATTTCGTTGTTAATTGAAAATACTTTTTTATCAGATATTTCAAATACAACATCTCCAAAACTTCCTACCATTATTCAGGACCTCCTGTCTTATCTCCGCCAGCGGTAACACCATCGTGCTTATGGGTATTGAGATTAATACTTCCACCTGTGATAGTAGTTCCACTAACAGTCAAATTCCCATTAACAGTAGTATTTGCATTAATTACAATTTCCGATACAGGATTAAGTGTTAAAGTTCCGTTTGAATAGCTATAAAACCCTCCATCTGAAAAAGTTCTTTTTACTTCACCTTCCTTGATTTCACTAGCTCTCATTGGACAGCCAAGGATATAACCAACTTCAGGCATATCTGGAAGTGATAAAACCAATACACTTTGACCTACAGCTAGATTATAAGAATCACTGTGACTGTCGGAAAAAGGAACTAATATATTAAGCCAGTCACTTACTTTGTTATCTCTATCAAGGAAAATAACTCTTGCTTTTCCATTTTTTACATCAATACTGTTTATTTCTCCCTGTTTTATTAAATCCATTTATTTTCACTGCCTTTCAAAATTTTGCAACAAAAAAATCACAGCTAAATTAATAA